CGTTACCAGTATCATAGAGAAACGTGTTGTCTCCAATAAGTTTTGTGTTGGTGGTTACAAGTTTGATTCTGTAAAAGAATACAAACAAGCGTTTGAATCAATCTCACAAGAAAGAGAAGTGTTTGTATCTGATGTTATCTCTGTGATGTTACAGAACGGCCATATCTTTTCTGAAAATACTTCAACCAACTATGTTGACGTTGGTACATCTAAAGAATGGTTTGAATATAATGACAAACCTGTAATATTCTGTGATATTGATGGTACAATCATCAAAGCACAAAACCGTGTTGGTGATAATTCATATGATAAAGAACCAACAGTATTGACAAACAATGTTGCTAAGTTATTGGAACTACAAAAGAATGGTTCTATGTTTATTTTTACCACTTCAAGGGAAAAATATACCGATGAAGTTACAAACAAAGTATTACAAAAGTTAGGTTTCGTCAATTATACGTTATTATCTGGATTAAATAATTCAAGGCGTCTATTGATTAATGACTTTGATATTGCTAATCCATATCCAAGAGCAGAAGCTATTAACATTGAACGCAACAGCGACACATTAGGATTATATCTATGAAATTTATTGCACACAGAGGTCTAATGGATGGACCAGACAAAGAACTTGAGAATCATCCAGACCAAATCATTACCGCTTTCAAATTGAACTTTGATTCTGAAATTGACCTTTGGAGAGTAGATGGTGAATTATTCTTAGGACATGATGAGCCTCAATACTTCATTAAGCCTGATTTTCTGAGGCTTCATGGTCTATGGATTCATGCGAAGAATCTAGATGCACTTCATTGGCTATCCACAACAGACCTACATTACTTCTGGCATGAAAATGATGACTTTACAATGACCAGTAGACATTATATCTGGACTTATCCTGGCAAAGAACTAACAGACCGTAGTGTTACCGTTATGCCTGAAACGCTTGACAACTTCTTAGAAGAGCAGTATAATTGCTATGCTGTCTGTAGCGACTACGTTGGATTAATAAGAAAAAATTATGTTACCAAATAAAAACCTGTTCTTTGTAACCTCCGCTATTAAAGCTTTAAATACCAGGTTTTATAACCATGTCCAAAGGTTTGAACAAACCGTGGCCACATTGGATTCCATTAGGCAAAAGGTTCCTGATGCAATTATTGTATTAGCTGATGCATCTGTCTTTCATTTGAGGAGAGAAGAGAAGGAGATTCTCTTAGCTAAGTCCAATTACTTTATGGATATGAATCAAGTGCCTCAAGTACATGATTACTCATCCAAAGATATGAAGTCTTGGGCAGAAGGCGCTTTGTCATTTAATGCTTTAGGTGTTCTTAAACAACAACCATTTATGGCAGATGTTAAACGAATCTTTAAGATATCTGGTCGGTCATTATTGGAAGATGGCTTTGACCTAAGTGCTTACGATGGTTTGTTTGGCAAATATGTCTTCAAGAAGCGTATTCCAACATGGATGCCTCAACCAATTCATGGTGCTACACACCTACTAATCACCAGGATGTTTTCTTTTTGTCCGTCTTTAATAGAGAATTATATGCAGGTTTGTGCAAAAGGTGAACTATTGTATCAATATATGGACTTTGAGCATGCCACCTTTGTCAACATTCCAAAAGAGCATTTGGTGGAATTTGACAAGATTCATGTGTCTGGATGGTTGGCCGGTAACGGCACCATCGAGAATTATTGACTATGTATTCTCCTCAATCTTTGTAGAGTTTGGGCATACAAAGTAAAAAGTATTATAAATAACTTTATGGCAATCAAAGTGTATTGCAAGTCCAAGGAACTATGAAAAGTTTTATCACCTTTTTGAAAGAAGAAGCAGAATCCGAAGAGGGTTCGAAGCTTAAGCACATCCACCATGCAGAGGATAGGCCATTGTTTCATGGTGCTAAAGGATTCGAACACGCTAAAGGTGCATTGATGCAGGCACATAACCACATTAAATCTGGTGGTAACAGTTCTGCTTTGACAATGAAATATGACGGTTCTCCTTCTGTGGTCTTTGGCCATCATCCAGAAAACGGCAAGTTCTTTGTGGCATCAAAATCCGCATTTAACAAGACACCTAAACTCAATTACACTCACGCAGATATTCTAAAGAATCACGGACATGCTCCTGGTCTTATGGATAAACTCCATGCAGGTTTAAATCACCTTAAAAAGGTTGCACCTAAGACTGGTGTATATCAAGGTGATATCATGCACTCCGGTGAAGATTTGGAACCTAAAAGAGGTGGCAAAGTATCGTTTACACCGAATACTATCACTTATACAGCCAAAGGTGATGAAGCTGATAAGGTTAAAAGGTCTAAGATTGGTATTGTGACACATACTCAGTATCATGGAAAAGATATTACTTCCATGAAGGCTGATCCACATCCAGACTTACATAACTTTAAACAGCATCCAGACGTTTGGCAAAAGTCGCCAAACCATGACACTAGGCAAGTACATTATTCTGATAAAGACCAGAATGAGTTCCAGAAACATATGGATGCGGCTGAAGCAATTCACAAGAAACATCCTGATATGTACAACCATATTGCAACTAGCCATATGGGAGAAACAGGACATCTATCAACTTATATAAATCATACTGTTCGAACAGGTGATGAACCAAGTTCAGAAGGTTTGAAAAAACACATTAAAGATAAGTATAAGAAGGCTGCAGCTAAGTTAAAGACACCGGCCGGTATTATTAAAAGAGAAAAAGAAGCTGATCCTCATGTGAGTCATATTGAAAAGAATAAGACCCATTATGATAATCTATTAAAGATGCACAGTCATTTGCAAAAGGCCAAGAACGTATTGGTTAATACTTTGCAACACCATGAAGGCGGACTGGAACATCATATTGATGGTAAGAAAACAGGTCCAGAAGGTTTTGTTGTAAACCATGCAGGAGAACCTACTAAGTTGGTCAATCGTGCAGAATTTGCAAGAGCTAATTTACTTAAAGTCAGAAAATGAAGTCATTCTTAGAGATTATTGAAGAAGAAACTGGAAAAGAAAAACATGCGGTTATGGCTTTTGGTCGCATGAATCCACCTACGACCGGCCATTTGAAGTTGATTGACAAGGTCCGTGAAGTAGCTTCTAAACATAAAACAAAGCCTACTGTTGTCGTATCACATTCGCAGGATGCTAAAAAGAATCCATTGTCTGGTGACCAAAAAGTCAAACACCTAAAAAGATATTCACCAGGTACTCATTTCGAAACATCGTCAAAAGAGCATCCGACAATTATGCATTATGCAGCCAAGTTACATGCTCAAGGCGCAGACCACTTACATGTGATTGCAGGATCAGACCGTGTAAAAGAAATGCATTCTTTATTGCACAAGTATAATGGTGTGAAAGCAGGTCACGGTCATTATAACTTTAAAAAGATTACAGTTCATTCAGCAGGACATCGTGATCCTGATGCTGAAGGTGCAGAAGGTATGTCTGGCACCAAAATGCGTGAACATGCTAAGAACAATGATTTCTCTTCATTCAGACAAGGTGTTCCACATCATGTCAAAGATGAACATGCAAGAGAATTGATGAAAGATGTCCGTAAAGGTATGGGTTTACATGAGAGTTACACTCATGGTCACCATAAGGCTATCTTTGTTACTGGTGGTCCTGGTTCTGGTAAAGATGTTGTTCTCCGTGAAGCTATTGCAGAATCGAGAGCAGTAGAACTGAATTTTACACAAGTTATGGACATCCTCAATGACAAACATAAGTTGGCCATGAGATCCATGAATCCAAGATTTGAAGCTATAAGAACTCGTGGTCCATTAATCATCAATGGTCCTGCTGATGACTTAGAAAGAATTAACCATATCAAAGAAGAATTGGAAGAACTTGGTTATCAAACCATGATGATTTTTGTTGACACAACTAATAGTGTTAGCCAAGAACGTAATTCCCATTTAGCTAGAATGATGGCCGAATCTGTCAGGCAATCAAAGTGGGAAAAAGCACACAAGAATGTCAATGTGTTTACTGAAATGTTTGGTACATTTATGTGTTTTGACAATAGTGATAGTTTGGACCTAAAAGAAGAAGAGATTACCGATTTGTACAGAAGCACATCAGACTTTTTAGGTGAGTCTGTATACAATCAATCAAATAGATTCTTGAACCTCTACGAGGGTGCTAAAAATGTACGGAAGAGTAATCTAAGAGATAAAGGTTACAAGGTACTTAAAGATAATAACAGTCCTGTTATGCAATTTGCAGCCAAGTTAGGTAAAAGAGATGATGTCCGTGATGGTGACATTAAACAAAATAGTAATTATGCAACTAGAATTGGCGGCGGACA